TTCCCATCTCGGTATCGCGCAACGACACCAGTCGTCAGATAGAAGACACTACTGATCCGTTTCAGGTAGAGGGGCTTTCAGCTATTACGCTGGCCCCACCGTACAGCCTCACCACCATCGCACGAACCTACGAGCAGTCGAATGTGCTGCCGCAGTGTATCGAAGCGATGGTTACGAATATCGCTAAATACGGATTTAGAGTGGTGCCTCTCCATAAGGATGTGGAGATGGACGAGAAAGAACACGCAACTTTGACCTCTTTCATCAGCTCCGCCAACAGCGAGCAGTCCCTAACTACAGTTCACTCGAAAGTAGTAAAGGATTTCGAGAAATACGGTTATGGTTTCTATGAGGTGATACGCGATCTTAAAAGTCGCGTCTCTCTTCTCCGGCAGCTTCCCTCCTACCAAACTCGACTACTGAAAAAGGGCACTACAGCTTTCCCCGTTACGGTGGAGGTCGTGCGCGGCGGACGCCGCAGCAAGGTCAAAGAAATGCGGCGTTTCCGCCGCTTTCTACAGGTTGTAGGGTCTTCCAAGGTCTATTTTAAGGAGTTTGGCGATCCTCGCGTCATGGATTGCCGTACAGGCGAATACGAAAGCAAGGAGACTCCGGTTCCGGCAGAGTATCGCGCCACAGAAGTGCTGCATCGCCGCCAGGACTCCGAGGACGATTACGGCGTGCCTCGTTGGATCTCTCAGCTTCCCTCCATCTTCGGTAGTCGCGAGGCAGAAGAAGTAAACCTCCGCTACTTTGAAGACAACACCGTTCCGCCCATGATTCTGTCCGTTGCCGGTGGCCGGTTGACGCGTGAATCCTTTGCTCAGCTTCAGCGACTTCTTCAGCAGAAGGGTGTAGGCAAGGACAGACAGAATCAGATCATTCTTATCGAGGCGATTCCAGAATCGTCGGGCATTGACGATAAGGGATCGGTTACTCTGAAGATCGACAAGCTGGCGGATGTCCGCCCCAGTGATGGGCTGTTCAAGGAATACGATCAGTCGAACATGACGAAAGTGCGGTCGTCTTTCCGTCTGCCGCCCGTAGCGATTGGAATGGCAGAGGACATGACTTACGCCTCGGCTAACGTGTCTGCTTACATCTCAGAGAGTCAGGTCTACTTGCCTGAGCGTACTTCGCACGATGAGTTTTTGAACAAAATGCTCATCAATCATCCTGCTGGCCTGGATTTTCAGACGGTAAAGCTGGAGTCGCGCGGCCCCACCGTAACTAACCCGGATCAGGTGATTCGTACCCTGACAGCAGTGAACGTCATGGGTGGCGTTACCCCGCGTTCTGCAATCGACATCGTAAACGAGACTATGCAATTGAGTCTGCCTCAGTACCCAGAGCCCGGTGAGGAGGGGTACGAGGAATGGATGGATATCCCCATGCCTATCGCACAGCGGATGGCTATGACGACCACGCAACAGACGGGTCGAGGGGAGACTACCCACGAAATGCAGAATCTGAAGGATCAGGATATCAAGGATCGGGAAAAGGACGGTGAAACAGGTATGGATCAAACTGCCGTAGAGCACGGGCAAGAATAGAGTTTTATAGGAGATCGTTATGTCCGAAGTTGCTTCCACCAGTCTTACCGCTGCTTCCTACACTAAAGCCATCGACACGGGTGTGTCCGCGTTCGTGGCGCAGAATACCGGCAAAAACACCATGTACGTAGTTTTCACCACGGGATCTGCCCCTGCCGCATCGGTCGTTGGGCTAATCGTTCAGCCTGGGGAAACTTTCACTCGGTCTTACGGCACCGGGCATGTGTATGCCAAGGGTGTTAAGTCGGCCACTCGCATTACGGTTTGTAGCTAGTACATTTGAATAGCTATTCAAAGGTGATTTTATGCCTCTGCCTAAGCGAAACAAAGGAGAAAAGTCTAAGGACTTTCTCAGTAGGTGCATGGGCAATCCGACCATGAATAAAGATTTCCCAGACCAAAAGCAGCGGTATGCTGTATGCGTCAGTCAGAGCAAGCGGTCAGACGAGGCTGACGAAGAAGAGGGCATTCGATTCATCGTCCGTGACGAAAAAGGCTACGAGCGGATCGTTTTTGCCGAAGTGCTGATCCCCGACTCCTTGAACGTGTATGGAGATTTCCATACGCGGCGTTCCGTTCAGGAGTTCGCCTACGGGTTCATGATGAATGGATTTGGTATCGACGTAGAACACGATAATAACGACGTATCTTCGTCCGTCTATGTGATCGAATCTTTCATCGCCAGAGAAGGGGATCGTGATTTCATTCCTGGGTCATGGGTAGTGGGGCTACATATCGCAAACGACGAGGTGTGGCAAAAAGTCGTTAATGGAGAACTGAACGGGTTTTCCTATGAGGCTTTGGTTCGCGGCCTAAAGGTATATTTGACAGCCCCGGATGAGAGAATAAAATATGGACTAACACAACCAGATCTGGTCGATGGGCACGTACATCAGTTTTATGTTGTTTTGGACGATAATGACAGGCCGGTTCTGGGGGGCACCCTTGTGACTAATGGGCACTCCCACACAATTTCCTCGCATACCTTTACGGACTCGTCGTTTTCCCACTTACACCTATACAGCTACGTAGAAAGTTTGGAGGTATCTGATGACGAAGCTCCGTAAGCGCAACGCAACGCTGATGAAGCTGGTTGAGCCGAATTTCCTTTCCATTGTTCGTTCTCCGGCCAACAAGACTCCCTTCAAAGTTATCCGTAGCGCACCGGAAGACGGCATTGCTGAGCGCGGCGATGTTGGACTGCTCTCCATCGAGTTTCCGTTAGGAATTGGGCAGGAAGAGGCGGATGCGCTGCTATCGCTATTGCATCTTGGCGAGGATTACGAGCTTGCTACTAGCGATTCCGGTAGATTTTACCTTCGTCGGGCCGGGGTACCGGACGAGCTGTTAGCGAAAACTACGCGTATTGATATGGGACACGGGTTTTCTGCTAGTGTAGTAGTTGAGTTCTCCGAAAATACGGAATCTTCTTCTCTGGTGGACGCTGGCGTACAACTACTTCGCATGGATTTCGACCGGGAAGCGTTTACGCTGGAGCAGGTAAAGGATTGGTTGGAGAAGAACGAGATAGATTTTCAACCCAACGGTGTAGTGTGTTCTGAGCGTACTATCACAGTACAGCGGCATGACTGCGGTGAAGAGCTACAGTCGGTACAAATCATGCCGGGTGTCCATGGTGCCGTGCGTCGTGCGGCGGTTAGCGATGTGCCTGAAAAGGTCTATCGCCAAGTTGTAGAGGCGGCTTACGGTAACTGGGGCTGGGGTCAGGTGGATTTCCGTGCGGCAATTGCCGACCGCGAATTCAGTGAAGAGGCCCCGGAGGCGGTGAGTGTTTTGAGCGATGTGCTGCATAACGTCATCTGGTCAAACATGACTTTGGCCGAAAAGAAGGCGCTAGCGCGGCAGGCATGTGCTCAGTTTGCCGACTACATGGATGGATTGATTGACGCTCTACCCACCGATGTGGTTGAGCAGATTCGCAGTACAAATTCACAGGAGACTACGCAAATGCCTTCTGCCAAGAAAGAAGAGGATATTCAGCGCCAGGATGCTGCCGGGGCTACCGACGAAAGTCAGAACGCGGCGGCAGAGGGTGCTGCGGAGAACCTTACTGGTACGGACGCTACGCCAGCCGCAGAGGAGACTATTACTCGTGCGGCTGTCGAAGAGATCGTGAAAGCGGCTGTGGCCGAGAGCATGACTGCCGTTACCGAAATGATTTCTGGTCTGAAAACCGAGCTTACCTCGCGTCAGGATCAGAAAGAAGACGAGCCGAAAAGCGATGCGTCGCCTGCCTCGGCCTCGGGGAAAGAAACCATCGGTGCGTTTGGTGAGATGTTGAAGGACATCACGGATAAGGTAGAGCGGATGTCTGAGGCTTTCTCTGCAATGAAGGGAGAGCTGGAGGAACTTGCTGGCACTACCGTTTCCCGTTCTGACAGTGGTGATGTGAGTCCCGGTGAAACACAAGTGCAGCGTTCCGAGAGCAGCCCGTTCAAGGGCATCTTCGGTAGTAGGCCCTTTAATCTCTAATCCATCGTCTTATTGGAGGACGAAACAATGCCCCTGAGCAACCAAGAGCTTGCCAAGCGCGCTGATATGGCAATTGCTGATCTGACTGCGAATAGCGGTCTGCTTCAGCCGGAACAGGCAAATCGTTTCATCGACATGAT